GAACGTCGGTGTCAAGCTTCTGCCGTTCTGGTCGAAAGCTTCGATCATACCGATGAGCTGCACTTTCGGCTGGATCATTCCGAAACGCTTATGCTCCACGGTCACATAGTCACCGACGAAATAGTCACGGTTATACACATATTGCGTGCTGTCCGCTGCAATCTCCGACTCTGATGCAGTTTTCGGATCGACCAGCTTTTCCGAGCCTCTTGTCTTCAGCAGCTCGATATATTGCTCTTCGGGAATAGGCACTGTCTCGCCCTCGACCTGTTCCTCTTCTGAGATATCTTTGGCGTCCACATACAACTCATAACGGTCAAGGTATGTGGGCTCATCAGAAACACAATATGTGGTATGTTTTCGCTCCGAACCCTCACCGTGACCGTAGATGTAGGCGAAATTGCGTGTGATTGCAGTATCCGAAGCGTATGAGAATGACAATAGATTGCTGTAGGCGTCGGAGAAAATGATATGTGGATTGTCATCTTGCATCAGACTACGGTCAGTTCCCTCCGAGAGGTCAAGCACCATTTTGTATGTCTCATCAACGTCCTTTACAAGACGGATATTCGCTGTGCCGCCGATTTTCTCGCAGATGGTGTATACCCATTCCATGAGATTTTCATAGGATACCTGCAACGTCGTTGTCTGCTCCCAACAGCTACCGGAAACTGAGCCGAGTGATAAGCCGGGAATGCGACGGTTATCCTGCTGTATCGCATTCAGCACCACAGCATTCCGGACAATATCTGAATACTCCGTATCTGCTGTAATAGAGAGTGTCGGATTGATGATTCGGCGCTCCAGCAGGCACATGAGGAAGCGCCCTCGCACTGTCAGGTAGTCGCCGTTTTCAGCATCAGTATCGATCTGCACCGACTCAATAATGCCGAAATGCTGACTGTCATCATCTCTGCCCACGATGCGTCCGGTCTGAAAAATAGAGATATTCTCGGGATTGGCTGCGATATACACCTCAAAGCTGCCGCACTGATAATACTCAATATCCCACAGGAGCGAGGAAAAGCTGTCACACACCGCTTCGAGGGTGATCGTCAGGCTGTCTGCCTCAGCGTCCATTCTGTACACTTCGATTTGCATATATCACACCCCCAGATAAGCGTTTGTGTGGACGATGGTCACTTTCAGATTTTGCAGACCTGTTCCACGCAGATAGAAGCGGTTTTTGCCCTCACGCAGCGTCAGCCAGGTTGAGCCTGACACAAGCCGGTTGATGATGTTTGTTTTCACACCGCCACGATCAAGCGTGACCGTCTTATGACCCGTCTTTGTCGTCACAGTAATGATGTCGCCTGCGAGAATATCTCCTGTGATCTGCAAATATTCATCGGTATCCGCATTGTACAGCGTGGGAGAACGGACATCGGCGAGTGCTTCAATCTGCAAGGTAAAGCCGATCTCGTCACCATCATTGATGATCTCCATGATGTTCTGTGTGTTGAATTTACCCAGCACAAACGGCTCTGGGTTGCTCTCGGTCGGGAACGGGAACGTGAAAGCGCCCGTGATCTGCGAATAGTACGCCATGACGGATTCCGTAGAATACCAGTAGATATCCGGACAGAGAATTGAGATCTGACCCGTGACAAGCTGCTCGAAGTTACTGACCTCGCAAGTCTCCACATAGCCCTCGGTGAAAACATCTATGCCTGCGGTGCGGTAATATACTTTCACATATCTGCTTGGCTTCACCACCTTGTAAAGCTGGTGACGTCGGGCTTCCACCCCAACACCTCGCATCTCAAAGTGAATGACCACATTACGTTTTTCGATAAAGGCGTTGTTCAGGTAGCTGCCGTCCATGCCTGCGTAGGAGGAGGTGCTGATCGTGCCAGGCGGAGGAGAAAGCCCCTCGATCTTTGAGGTCATATACTGGTTTGCGGTCGTTGTCATGTCGAGCTGATCTCCGGCTGTATTTTCTAAGATAAGGCTGAAAAACATTATATCACCGCCTTTACTTTTCTTTGTAATTGATGTATAATAGGAATATGTAACAAGTACAATAGAGATGGTGGTTAAATATGAAAGTAAATCTCAAAAGAGCAGCTATTTCCGGTATTATTGGAGAAATTGCATATTTCATATCAATGATGTTGTTTCTGATCACGCATACCAATTTTGCATTGACACTATGGGAATCCATGACAGTGATTGGTGCTATCGTTATGTTGATTGCTTTCTTGGTGATTGCTGACGAATTCAAAATCAAACCGCTTCTCCGCAGATTAATGACTATTTCTTTGTCAGGAACAGTATTTCTTACATCTGTTGCACATTTTACAAGCATTGGTGTTATCAGAAAACTTGAATCACAAGGAACTACTGTCCCTGATTATTTCAAAATAGGAGCTTTTCCGAGTATAGAAATGACGATAGATTATGTTGCATGGGGCTTTTTTATGGGGGCAGCTTTCATCACACTATTTCTTGGAATTAAAGACAAAGCAATAAGAATCTTCTCCGTCACTTGTGGTATCCTATGCTTGTGTGGATTTATCGGAAGTTTCTTCTCCGATTCTCTTTGGTATATTGCACCGCTGGGATACGGAATTGGTTTTTTGATTATGTGCATTTTCATTCTGAAAAGAAAAGAAGCAAAATAATCATAGTAAGTACGAGGGGCAGGCAAAAGCCCACCCCGTCACACATTCAGCGCATTGCGCGTCATACGATAAATCTCCAGCCGTGACAGCGATTTCGGACTATTATTGGTCTGATTCACTGTGCGGCTGTTGTCGTTATTGTAGTTGTTGACCACAGTCGTGCCGCCTGCACCTACCATCGCACCGGTCACACCGGACATATCCACATTGAAATCGGAATTCATCGCAATGGTCATGGCATCCGCAACACCGGAAATCGCCTTCTCGACATACTTTTTGCTCTTGTTGATACCGTCAGCCAGTCCCTTCATGAAGTCAGGCATCCAGCTTTCAAATTCTGTCAGAGGCCCCTTGTCAGGCACCGAGAAGTGCAGATAATCACTGATTGCTCGTGCCACGTCAGCAACCGTATTGATGAGATTGCCGAGCATATAGTTCAGACCGTTGATAAGGTTCTGCATGAGGTCGCGTCCCCACGACCATGAACTGTTGACCTTGTCCATGACCGCATCATAGACAGCCCTCATTGCATTGTTGACTGCATCACGCACACCGCCGAGCCTTTCACCGATGCCGTTCCGGATATTATCCCAGATAGACAGCACAGCGTCCTTTACCTGATTCATCGGATTCCGCACAATGTCGGGCATCGCATTCCAGACAGACTGCACCACGGCTTTTATACCGTTCAGAGCAGTATTTACTACATCTTTCGCAGCATTCCACGTTGTCGAGATCACATTTTTGATGTCAAGCTGTCCGGTATTGATGAGCGTTTTCATTGCTGTCCAGACCGCAGTCACAATCTTTTTGATCCCGTTCAGTGCTGCCTCGATAACAGATGCAGCCGCTTTCCATGTCGTTGCAATGACTTTTTTGATGTTGTCAAGCGCAGTAGTGACCACAGATACAACAGCTTTCCAGCCGGAAGTGATGCCGTTTTTGATCTGTGACATGGTCGCATCAATTGCCGTATTCGCATTCGCCCAGACGGTTTTGACAGTATCAAAGACCTGTTCCATGAAGCCCTGCACCGCTGTGACAACATTGGACAGAGCATTTTTGATAACAGTGCTGATCGTTTCCGCAAGATTGCCTGCAAAGCCGTTGACCGCATCCCCGACAACACCTGCGTTCTGATTGATACCGTCGGCAAGTCCCTGCATGAAGTCAGGCATCCAGCTCTCAAAATCAGCTAACGGTCCCTCATCCGGCACGGAGAAGTGCAGGAAAGATTTGATCTTGTTTGCTACACCCTTTACTGCATCCGCTACCTTGCCGATACAGTTTTTGATACCGCTGACAATGTTGTTGATGATATCTGCGCCCCACTGGAATGCCTGAGAGCCGAGGTTTTTGATAAAATTCACCGCAGCGTTGAAGCCGTTGACGATAGTGTCTTTAATTGCTGTTATCTTTTCGGTGACCGCTGATTTCACACTGTTCCAGATATTGGAGACAGTGTTTTTTATTGCGTTCATGACAGTGCTGACTGTATTTTTGATGCCGTTCCAGATGTTGGATATCGTAGTGGAGATTGCATTAAGCACGGATGATATGAATCCGCTGATCGCATTCCACACCGCAGATACGACTGCATGAATCGCATTCAGCGTATTGGTGATGTGATTCTTAATGCTCTCCCAGATAGAAGAGATCACCGACCAGATGGTGTTCAGAATACCAGAGATGAAGCCGGAGATCGCATTCCATACGGTTGAGATCACATTGGAAATGGTATCCATTACCGTGCTGACAGTGGTAGAGATCGCGTTCCAGATCGTCTCAAAAAATGTCTTGATACCCTCAAGAACGATAGTTACGACCGCCTTAATGGTCTCCCATGTGGTGGTGATCTTTTCGTGGATCCAGTCCATAACACGAGAAATAATCACATGGATCGCTTCAAAAATCGTCTCAAACAGATACCTGAAAGCATCTAGCAGCGGAGAGATAAAGTCATAGATGGTCTGCCATACAGTTGTGATAACCGACCAGATCGCATTCAGCACCGTGCTGATAGCAGTATGAATCGCATTCCAGACAACAGTAATAACCGTCTTAATCAGGTTGATTTTCTCAGCAACACTGTTGTAAATAGATGTCCATATGCCGACAAAGAAGTTCTTGATACCCGTCCAGATCGTAGTGAAGAAGTTTTTGATACCGTTCAGAATACCGGTAATAAAGCTTTTGATGCCGTTCCAGATATTGACAAAAAAGTTCTTGATGCTCGTCCAGACGCCTACCCAGAAGTCTTTTACTTCACCAAGATCTGTACCGAAAATACCGCAGATCATATTCAGCGCATTTTTCAGCGTATCCTTGATGAAATTCCATACAGCAGAAAAGATACCCTTGATTCCGTCCCACACTCTGTTCCAATCGCCGGTAAAGATACCGACGAAAATATCCAGAACACTCAGGATAATGTCTGTCACAGCCTTGAAGATATTTGCAATCTGCTGAAACTGCCCCTCAAAGACCGGTTTCAGGAATTTGCAGAGCCCGTCCCATACAGCCTTGATGACCTCGGTGATATTTTTGAAGTCGAAGCCCAACGCATTGATTCGGTCAACGATGCCCTGACAGAAGCCGGAAAAGATGCTCTTGATCTGCTCCCAGATCGCAGTGATCTTATTTCGGAAGTCCTCATTCGTGCGCCACAAATGCACAAAAGCCGCTACCAAAGCGGCAATGACCGCAATGACAGCGACTACGGGTGCGGATATACCGCCAATGGCTGCGCCGAAGGATGAAAAGGCGGCTTTTGCGCCTGCGATCATGGAAGGCAGGTTCGCTACAAGCTGCATCAGCTTGCCGATACCGACCATTGTTTTGCCGATAACAAGAAGCAGCGGTCCCAGTGCCGCCGCCACAAGTTCAATTTTCACGATAGTCTCCTTCGTTGCCGGAGACATTGCATTAAATTTATCAATTAGAGCCTGAATCTTGCTGACAATAGACCTGATCGCAGGCATCAGGATCTCACCGAAGCTGATTGCAAGCTCCTGCAACTGTGATTTCAGAATCGTGATCTGACCTGCGAGGTTGTCCTGCATAGTGTCTGCCATGCCCTTTGCAGAGCCTTCACAGCCGTAAATAGCAGTAGAGAGCTTGTTGTAGTCCTCCTCGCTGGCATTGATGATCGCAAGCATACCCGCCATATTCTGTTTACCGAAGATAGCGGCTGCCGCCTGCATCTGCTCTGCCTGTGCAAGACCCTCTGTAGTCGTAGACAGTTCCGCAACGATATCATCGAAATCACGTGCGTTGCCCTCTGCATCTGTCAGTTCTACATTGACCTTGCCCATTTTCTCACGGAGTATACCCATGATATCTCCGAGCGACCGCATATTGCCGTCTGCGTCGGTCATGAGTGTATTTGCCCCGGCGATCTCCTTTGAGACGCCTTCCTGTTCTTTGGCAAGTGCCTCCTGCGCACGGGCAAGTTTCAGCTGTGCTTTTTCGTAGTTGTTGCTTGCGATTTGAGCCTGTGAGCTGCCTTCGCCGTACTTGCTGATCGCATCGTTCAGTTTTACCTGTGCATTATCAAGTGAGATCGTCGCATCCTCAACAGCGTGCTCTGCCTTCTCGACCTTCTCAAAGTCGATTTTCTGAATTGTTTCAGTGCTGATAAAACCGAGCTGCTGCATAGCGGCAGCCTGCTGTTTTGTCGGCTTTGTGAGGTTTACAAGAGCGTTTTTCAGACTGTTACCAGCCTGAGAACCTTTGATACCTGAATTAGCCATAAGGCCGAGTGCGATAGACAGGTCTTCCGCAGACGCTCCCATAGAACCGGCGATCGGCGCAACATACTTGAAGGATTCGCCCATGAGAGACACATTGGTATTGGCGTTGGAAGATGCTGCTGCAAGGATATCTGCGAAATGTGCAGAATCATCCGCGCTCATACCGAGCGCCGTCAGAGCGTCTGTGACAATATCCGATGTTGTAGCGAGGTCTTCACCGGAAGCTGCAGCGAGGTTCATAATACCCTCGACACCGTTCAGCATATCCTCGGTTTTCCAGCCTGCCATAGCCATGTAGTTCATAGCGTCGGCGGCTTCCGATGCGGAGAATTTTGTCTGAGAACCCATCTCACGGGCTTTTGCACGCAGCGCCTCTAAGTCCTCACCGGTAGCACCGGATACAGCAGAGACTTTGCTCATAGATGCATCAAAATCCGCTGTCGTTTTGACCGCAGCAGTACTGAGTCCAAGGATCGGCACAGTTACATATTTTGTCAGATTTGTGCCGACTGTAGCGATTTTGTCGCCGACCTTTTCGATAGATGCTCCCGCTTCACCGATCTTTACAAGTGCTGTCTGAGAATTTGCGGCTTCCTGCTGCAGGTTTTGCAGTTCCTGTTCCGTATCGACAATTTCACGCTGAAGGGCGTCGTACTGCTCCGGGGGGATCGGATGACCGAATTCATCTGACACATCCTTTGCCTGCTGTTTCAAGCCGTTCAGTTCGTCGGTGGTCTGTTTGATCTCATTTTGCAGGGCATCGTACTTCTCCTGCGAGATCTCACCTTTGGAAAGCTGTTCATCGGCGATCTTGCTCTGCTCTTTCAATTCCTTGAGTTTTGTTTCAGTCTCACCGATTTTCTGCTTGATAGGGTCATACTTTGCTTTCCACGCATCGTAATTGTCTTTGGTTTTGGCGGCCTGTTCGCTGGCTTTTTTCAGCGTTTCGAGTTTATCACTGGTCGATGATACGGCATCGGCAAGCAATCGCTGTTTCTGCGACAACAGTTCCGTATTGGTCGGGTCGAGCTTCAGCAGCTTTTCCACATCCTTGAGCTGTGTCTGCGTGTTTTTGATATTCTTATTGACACCTTCAAGGGCTTTGCTGAGTTTCGTGGTATCGCCGCCGATCTCAACGGTAATACCCTTGATTCTGTTTGCCATGCGGATCACCTGCCTTCCTTACAAAAAAATCTGAAAAATAGGTTCAATTTATCCTAAAAGTGTGGTATACTATAAGTGGGAGGTGTTAGCATGAAAATTGATACCAACACTATTGTTTCGATGACCGAAGCTAACCAGAATTTTTCCAAGGTTGCAAGACTGGTAGATCAGTTCGGCTCCGCTGTTATCCTGAAAAATAACACTCCTCGCTATCTTGTGGTGGAGTTTCAGGAAGCTGATGCACTGCAGGATGCAGACAGCGATGAGGTCGCAGAGATCTCCAAGAGACTGCTTGCAAGAAATGCCGCTATCTATGAGGAACTCGCCAAATGAAACGACTAACGAAAGAACAGATCATGATGCTCCACAGAGCATTAATAGCCGAATCAGGCGGCTCTGTGGAGATTCGTGATGAAGGGCTGCTTGATTCAGCTATAAATGCTCCGTTTCAGACATTCGGCGGTGACGAGTTATATCCGTCTCTTCTTGAAAAAGCATCCCGCCTTGGATTCGGGCTTATAAAAAATCATCCTTTTGTAGACGGTAATAAAAGAATTGGTACACACGCTATGCTTGTCTTTCTTGCAGTCAATCATATTGAACTGCAATATGAGGACTTAGAACTTATCCATCTTATACTCGGCATTGCTGCGGGTGAATTTGACGAGGCATATTTATTAGCGTGGTTACAGCAGCATATAGACTAAAAGCATTTGCCTGAGAGAGACTTCAATGTCTCTTTCAGGCTTTTGTGTTTCAGCTTCCTCGGCTCAAATCCTATGGCATCGTAAAAGATGTGCATGATAAAACCCGCACCGAAAATAGACAGCAGTGTTCCGATACCGACAGAGCCGCCAAGCATCCAACCGATCAGTGTAACTACCGACCACAGCAGTACCCCGATCATGCCGATGGGTATTTTCGGCAGCTTTTTGCCCATAACAATCATCAGACCGTCCTTCGGACCGCTGCCGAGTTCCGCCGACATATACACATAGATGCCGAGATCAATAATCAGAAAGCCGATTAACAGCAGAACGATTCCGAGCAGCGTACTATGGTTTTCGGGATACGGGGAAATGTCGATGAACAACTGCGTGAGTCGTCCGGTAATCAGTGCATCGAGAATCGTTGCAAAACCAATGCGTTCCTGGAACAGAAGCTGTATCAGAATTGCCGCGACAGATACCAGCACCATAGTGCTGCCGTAGTTCAGCGGTGTATACTGTGATATTCCCATGCAGAAGCAGTCCCACGGTGCCAGCCCTATATTCGCTGCAATGGTCAGATACACGCCGAAAGAGTATATAAGCAGTCCACAAAGAGTCTGTAATATGCTCCGCAATACACGGATACGGGTATCAGAAGGAGTCGAAGTCATCCTGCGTTGCCTTGTATTCATATGAAATATCATCATTATCCTTTTCAATGAACATTTCGTTGACCATTCCGATGGTGAGCAGATCAAGGTCAGATAAACTCAGCCCGATCTGCACACATCGGAGAAGGAACAACGGCGTTGTCATCTCGCGGTCAACTGGGCGAGATTTTTTTTTGACTCCGCCTGCGTCTCAAGATTCACGCCCCAGAGTTCAAAAAGCTGCGGCAGCACTTCGTAGATGGAGAAGGTATTGAACTGTTCGAGCCACTCGTCGGGGCTGTCCGGCACATTTTCCGGATCGGCGTGCTTGGCCATTGTCCATGCGATATTCTCGAAAACCTCAAGGCTCTCGATACCGAGACCGGAATTCTCCTCATCGCTCTCGTCAACAGAATCCTTCAGCGCAGAGAAATCCTTGAAGATGTCCTTGCGGAACTTTGCACGGTAAAGGCGAGGCAGTGTTGCGCTCGCCTTGAAAGGAACCTCGATACCGTCAACAGTAATGATTTTTTTGATAGCCATATTCGTTCTCCTCCGAATCAGTCAGTAGTGGTTGCTGCGGTTGTGCTGCCGCCCTTGGTGCTGCTTGTCGAACGTGTACCGGTGCTGTTGTTGGTGGTTGCTGCAATCGGGATATAGACGGCGTTGTACCAGTTGTTGTAGGTGGTCTCATCTGTGCTTTCACAGGTCTTGGACTTTACCAGACCGGAAGGCAGCGCAGAAGCCTTCAGCGACAGTGTCTCTGTCTTGACCTCCTTGCTCTCCTCAGTGGTCTGACCCTCAGTTGCAGGACGGGATGCAGAGCAGCAGTACAGCACATGACGGATGTGATTCTTATCTCCGTCAAACTCGAACAAAAGCGCGAACTGCGATGTTTCGGCATCGTTGCGTTCCACAAGGACACCCTTGCTGTCGAGCTGTTCACCGAGGATATCGGTTGCGAAATCGGTGGTGATGAGAGCAATTTCGAGGTCACCCTCATAGCCTGCGTTGTTGTTGATAACGTAGTAAACGGTGTTATCGGCGTAGAAGTTGTCGTTCTCGCCGTTTGCGTCAATGCTCAGCGAAACAGCACCGGGCAGACGCACAGGCGTTGCAAATGTCGGAACACCGTCATCACTCCATGCTGTGATCTTTGCCCAGTGAACCTTGTTCAGACCGAACTTGACCTTGTTTTTCTTCAGAGCCATATTCATACCTCCAATGTGTACAGGACCTCATAGAGCCGTTCGCTCTCGATCCATGTTTCGGATTTTGTATAATAAATGTTGTGCTGATGCAGCACTTCCTCCACACGCTCCTCCGCATCCGGGGATTTTTCATCGGTGTACAGTTCAATATGCAGCCGCTTGAAGCTGACATACATCAGGTTATCCGCACCGAATGTATTTTCACCGGGAGACAGAAACAGCGTGAACGGAGGATCCGGGCTTTCACCCTCTGCGAAGTGATGATACGCAAAGGGCAGCCCGATCTCCTGCATCATCTCGGATATTTCCTCGTAGGTCACGATAACTCCTTTTTAATGAGCGTTTCGAGCATATCCGCACCGTTTGCCTCAGCAGGTGCAATATGCGGGATAGCCGCCACACGTCCGCCGCCGCGCTTTGCATGACCGTGTTCGAGCAGATGTGCAATCTGATAGCGGTCTTTGCTGTGGACGGTCATTTCCAGTGTGTGGCTGTTTTCCTTGGTTTTCTTAGCTGTCCAGCTTCGCTTGTAGCGGCCTGACTTCACAGGAGCGTTTGCAGAGATCTCATTTTTGACGGCGGTCGCTGTCTTTCTTACAGCTTTTTTCATAGCGGCATCTGCAAGATCAGCATATTCCTCCAGTCCCTCCATGATCGCCGAAGCCATATCGTCAATAGATGTCATCCTTTGATCCCGCCCTTCGTGATTCGCAGATCAGCTTCATATAGTCCTGCGATGTGTAATTAGGAACAATGCCCTTGATATCGTAGTCGATGCCATCGAACCGGATTCTATACACAGTAGAGCCCATTTTCTTTGTCTGCGGCGTCTGCCGGATTGTTACCTCGATACGTTGTATCTCTCTGGTGACTCCGGTGTTTGTCTCCTCAGATGCAGAGCCTTGTGTATTGCCGACCGTCACAGAAGCCCAGAGGGAGAACGCCTCCTCCCACTGAGCCTTGTGATTTCCGATCGCATCTTTTTTGACATGATTTTCAAGGACGGCGATCCGCTGATTCAGTTTCCCGATCTCCATTAGACCACGCCCTCTCTTTGTGCGAATAACAACGCCCTGAGTGTCAGCGTCAGCGCATGATAATCAGCAGTATTGCGGTTTTCATAGAGGTAAGAAACAGTATACAGCATAGCCTGCCGGGAGGTTTCCTCATTTTCCGCGAGTTGCTTTTCATTCATTCTGCCAACATCCATCACGAGCCGCTGCGCCGTATCGATCAGAGTGAGGATGAGCTTGTCATCCTCACAGTGGTCAACACGGAGGTAGTTTTTTGTTTCAGGCAGTGAGATCAGATTCACTTATCTGCCCTCCGTTCTTATCAGCCGTTGCCGCCGGTATTACCGCCAGTAGTGCCGCCGGTCGCTGCCTTGGTACCTGCCATCTTGAGAACCTTAACGGACTCAGGAAGGATGAGACGACCGTCCACACGCTGTGTGGTAAGGAAGCCGACCTGATCGGTGCGGGCATACAGCTCGTTCAGACGGCGGAAGGTGCGGTTCTGACGGTCAGCCACCCAGTAGTTCTTCATATCACCAAAGAGGAGAACACGCTCGCCCTTTGCGATACCCGGCATGAAGGAAGAGGTGCGGATTGGTCTGCCGAGCAGTGTATCCGGCTTTGCGATGTCGAGTGACGGCTTCCAGAGGTAGTTGTCGTTCTTGTCCTTGAGCTTCATGAGCTGAAGGAGGATAGTCTCGTTGCAGACGAACTGTGCGTTTCTGCGGTAGGGAGACTTCAGGCTGTAGTAGAGATCAAAGATCTCATCGAAGGTGATCGCAGTCTGGGATGCCGCAGTAACACCAAGCTCTGCACCGCCGGTCTCATCGAGAATACCGAGAGGCTTTTTGTCGCCGTCACCGGTGAAGAAGGCACGCTCCTCGGCATTGCCCATTGCAACACCAAAACGAGCAGCGATATACGATGCGAGGTCAAAAGCGGAATCGTGCAGAAGCTCGTTGCTGATCTTGATCATCGTGCCGAGCTTGTATGCGGAGAGAGTGGTCTGACCGAATCTGGTGTCAGTCTCCGGGATCTCCTCACCCTCATCGATCCACTGCGCCTCCATTGTATCGTTCGCAATAGGGATCTTGCGGGTGCCGGAATTGGTCTTGATGACCGTTGCCATCTGGCGGAAGATGTTGTTCTCCTCAAGTGCCTGAATCAGTCTGCGCTCGAATTCGTCAGGCACAGTGTAGCCGCCCTCGGTGTCCTCACCGACAGAGAGCGCGTTGCGGACTGCAAGCTGATCGCCCTTGTTGCGGATCATATCCCAGAAGGCGGACTTGTACTCGTCGGTTACGGTCGGGTTGGTGGGCGGTGTATTCTTTGTGCCGGGAGCATTGGTGACGGGCTTGCTGGTCGGCGCGGAAAGCGCCGCATCGAGGGCTGCCTGCTGCTCGAGACGCTCGATTTCTGCGCCGAGAGCCTGCACCTCACCGGCCATTTTGTTGTACTGCTCCACTGCGGAAGCCTCCACGAGACCGTTCTCACCACGGTGCTTTTCGAGGAAGTTCTTTGTCTGCTCCCACAGGGTATTACGCTTACTGCGAAGTTCCATGATCTTGCTCATATCTTTTCTCCATTTCTCCGGATAAAATCCGGTGTAGCATAAAAATACAGCCTGCTTATCTCAGAAAAGCAAGCTGCTGTTTCAGAATTTCATACGGCATAGAGCCGTCTGTGGTTTTACCGTCCATACCAATCACAGGCATATCCGGCACTGTAACTGTCGGTGCGGTCAGCCCTTCCTCGGAAGGTTTCTGTGCATCATCTGCCTTGCCGTCATCGGGCGGCTCTGTGCCTTCGGGTGCTGCGGAAGCGGTGATCTTTCCCAGAATGGTCTGCCCCATGACACGGGTACTGTACTCCCAAAGGGCATCGCCGGTGTCCAGCTTGAACGGCTTCTTTTCGGTCTCTTTCTTTTCATCGCCCTCATCGTCACCGCCTTCCTGATCGGGCTTATCAGGCTCGTCCGGATCGTCAGGCTCATCATCCTTCTTGTCCGGCTCGGGCTTTTCATCGAACAGAATCTCATCTGCAAAGCCCAGCTCGACCGCCTTTTTCGCATTGATCCATGTCTCATCGGACATGAGCTTGCTGATGCGGTTTCTGCTGAGTCCGGTTTTTGCCGCATATGCGTTGATGATGCTCTCCTTGACCTCGTTCAGCGTAGCAATGGCTTTTTCCATGTCCTTGGCATTGCCGAAAGCAATGGTAGATGGGTCATGGATCATGAGAAGAGCGGTGGGAGACATCTGGACAGTATTGCCCGCCATTGCGATCACAGATGCCGCCGATGCAGCGATGCTTGCGATGCGCACAGTGACATTGTGCGGATAGTCACGGATCATTGTGTAGATCTCTGCAGCGGCGAAGACGTTGCCGCCCGGCGAATTGATCCAGAGCGTGAGGTCGCCGTCTTCGGCATACAGCTCATCTCTGAAATCCTGCGGTGTGATCTCGTCACCCCAGAAGGAATCCGAGTCGATTGGTCCCTCCAGGCGGAGCACTCTGCCGCCGCTGTCATCGTGAATATAGTCCCAGAATTTCGGCATTTACATCCCTCCGTTTCGTACTTTCTTCCTGCGCCTTTTTCGCAGGAATCTGTCATCGGTCGATTCTTCATCCGTTTCGTCCTGTTCCTCTGTATCTGTCTGCTCCGGCTCGTCCAAGTCGTATGCGGCACCTGCATCCTGCAGCTTGTTATAACTGCCGTTGAGGTAATAATCATCACCGCCGAGATCGTGCGGAATAAGATCCATGTTTTCAAGCCTGCGCACATCATTCGGGCTCATAAAGCCGTTGCCGACACCGATCGCATAAGCGTTCATTCTGCTCTGATAGTCGCCGCGCATCAGGCCGTCCACATTGAATTTCGGAAAATATACATCCTGTTCCTCCTCCAGCAGAAGGTCTTTGATGATGCCTTTTTCAATGCGGATGATCCAAGGCATAAGCGAATATTGCACGAATGCGATACCCTGATGCTCGATGTTATTGAAGGTGCTGCGTTTCAGATCCTGTACCAGATGGGGCGGAACCTGAAACATTCGGCATATTTCCTCCACATCGAATTCACGGGTGGATAGGAACTGTGAATCCTCCGGCGGCAGCGAGATCGGCTTATACTGCATACCTTCTTCGAGAACGGCGATACGGTGCGCATTGCGGGAACCGCCGTACACTCTCGTCCAGTTTTCACGGATCTTTTCGGGATTTTTCAGCACACCGGGGTGCTCCAGAACACCGGCAGGCTGCGCTCCGTTTTTGAAGAAGGCACTGCCGTAACGCTCCACCGCCATTGCTGCGCCCAGCGCATTTTTCATCATCGCAATGGGTGAAAATCCCACAAGACCGTTGAAACCCAGACCGGGAATGTGCAGTATCTCATCTCGCTGAAAGATGATATCCTTGTCATGCTCACCGGGCTTTTCATCGGTGTATGCGTGGTAGGTGTAGATCAGGTCACCGCTTTTCGGGTCACGGTCGATCTCCACGTTCTCGGGGAGAAGCGGATACAGACCGACGATACCGTTCTTGCCGTCACGGACGATCTGTGCATAGGCGTTGCCCCAGAGCAGCAGATGACACATCAGCGCTTCCCAGAATGAGAATGAACTCATTTCGGGATTTGGCTGCCGATACAAGATTTTATACAGCGGATGATCGGTAGCGCGTTCCTTATCCTCACCGGCACCTGTATATCTGTACAGATGCAGCGGAAGCCCTGCGATGGTATTTGACAATAGTCTCACGCAGGCGTATACGGTAACGATCTGCATTGCCGTTCGTTCGTCAACACGCTCTCCGCTGTGCGTCATGCCGAATACAAACAGATTACCGGAATCACGGACATTGTCACGGATATCCGGCAATGACGGTGCGTCTCTCGGCTTGCTGATGCCAAGCCAGCTTAGTAAGCCCATATATATTACCTCCTACAGAACAATCAGGTCATGATCGGGTTCGTCATAGACACTGCCCTGCATTTCATGGCGGATCACTCTGTCTAGTGCCATGATCCATGCGACAATGCCGTCGATTTTTTCAGTACTTTTCTTTTTGCTCGGTTTGATATTCTCCGCCGCATCAATTTCGGCAACCACATTTCCTGCCATCCATCTGAGAACGGGATTGCCGCCGTGAACGAACATACCTTCGAGTATGAGCTTGTACAGCTCCTTCATCGGCGGTGACATATCCTTGAAGCCCATGCCCATCGGCACAACGGTAAATCCGTCGCCCTCAAGGTCTGTGATCAGCTGTGTAGCATTCCAGCGGTCGGCTGCGATCTCCTTGATGTTATACATGGTGTGCAGCTCATTGATCGTTTTCCGCACAAAGTTATAGTCCACCACATTGCCCTCGGTGATATGAAAAAGCCCCATGTGCTCCCAGACATCGTAGGGAACATGGTCTCGCCGGACACGCAGGTCGAGTGTTTCTCTCGGCAGCCAGAAATGCGGGACAACGATGTATTTACCGCCCTCTGTCAGCGGAGGGAACACCAGAACAAAAGCGGTGATATCCGATGTGCTGGAAAGGTCCAGTCCCGCATAGCACTCCCGTCCTCGTAGCTTTTCAAGGTCAATCGGTAGATTGCCCCTGTCGTAGATATGCTCCGGGATCCATGCGACCGCACTGCCGACCCACTGGTCGAGTCTAAGCTGACGGAATACATTTTCTTCAGCAGGATTTGTCAGCGCCTCACGGTGCGCATCCCGGACGCGGTCAATGGTGATCGTATGCCCGAGAGACGGATTTGCCTTGTACCATGATTCCTCGGCGTTCCAGTCATCGTCATCATTCAGTCCGTAGATCACGGGATAGAAGGAAGGATCGATGCGACGTCCATCGAGGATATCTTTTGCTTTCGTGTGATATTCGTAGCAGATGCTGTTGCGGTCGGTGCCGGCGGTTGTAATAAGGAAGTACAGCGGCTGCGTTCTCGCATCACCCGAGCCCTTTGTGAGAACATCCACAAGACTTCGGTTCGGCTGCGCGTGCAGCTCGTCAAGCACCAGACCGGATACATTCAGACCGTGCTTTGTGCCGACTTCCGCCGAAAGAACCTGATAGAACCCCACATTGCTATAGTTCACCAGACGTTTTGTCGCCGCCATGATCTTGGAGCGTTTCAGGAGCGCCGGTGTCATTTCCACCATACGCTTTGCAACGTCAAAAACGATAGAAGCCTGCTGTCGGTCAGCCGCTGCGCCGTAGACTTCGGCGGACGGCTCGTTATCGGCGTAAAGCAGATACAGTGCAATTGCCGCCGCAAGCTCCGATTTTCCGTTTTTCTTCGGAATCTCAACATAGGCTGTACGGAACTGCCGGGTGTCGTCTTCTTTTACAACACCGAAAATATCTCGGATGATCTGCTCCTGCCACGGCAGCAGCCAGAACGGTTTGCCTGCCCATCGGCCTTTGGTGTGGCAGAGGTTTTCGATAAAACGAACAGCCCTGTCCGCTTTTGCCTCATCATAATGGGAATCCGGCAGCATGAAGCGTGTGGGCTGATAGTCGGTGAGTTTCGGATAGTTCGCAGGTCTTTCTCTTGCTTTTGCTGTTCTTGCCATCAGCCACCTCCGAGAAGTTCATCCATATCGTCAACAGCGGCGTTTTTCATATCCGCACCTGCCGTGATTCTGCTTCTTGCCGCCGGAGTCAGACCGAACTGCTCTGCGATCTTATTCATAATTTTCAGATAAGTCTGTGCAATGGATACTTGGGGAACTTGCTGCCAGTAGCCGGACTTCGTTTTCACGATAGTGCCGTGCTGTGTCATAAATTCCTCGGCTTCTTTCCAACGGGCGTATGCCTGACAGTACGATGCGAATGCCGCCTGATCGACCTCGGTCAGCACGCCGATCTGTTCCAGTTGTTTCGATAGCCTGCGCCATTCCTTTTTCGCTTCGGGCTCCAGCCACTTCGGACAAGGCGGCGCTTTGCGTTCCGGCTTCGGCTCTGCATCATTCAGCGGACGCTTGCCCGGATTGCCTTCCAGTTCCTTGATCGCTGTCGGTGTCGGTTTTCTGCCTCTCTGAGCCATCCGCATCACTCCTTCCTCAAAAAATCTGC